GATCGCAGTGGGTGGGGAAGGACTCGCAGACTATCGGGCAGAGGCACACGAAATGGGTTATGTCCTCGACACCGACACCCTCGAATCATTGGGTGCAGTGGATGATGCAATGCAGAGAGCAAACAAACGGATTGATGCAGTCAAAAATCAAATAGGGCGATACCTTGCACCAATAGTCGCAGAAATCACCGAGGCATTCGCAGAATGGCGGATGAGTGTGGATTGGCAACAGGTCGGACAAGTCATCAAGTCGACAATGGAAATCATTGGCAAGGCAATCAAGGGACTGATTGACATATTCAAGACAGTCATTGATGTCGGAAAGAAAGTCGCAGACACCTTGAAAGACATCTTCACGGGCAATTTCAAATTCCCACACATTCCTCTTCCTCATTTCTCAATTTACCCTCAGGGATGGAAAATTTCAGACTTGTTATCGGGGACAATACCATCCTTGAAAATTGATTGGTACGCAAAGGCAATGGACAAGGGCATCGTCTTGGATGGTGCGACTATATTCGGAATGAACGCAAACGGACAACTGATGGGCGGTGGAGAAAAGGGCAGAGAAATCATCATCGGTGAGAAATCCCTGATGAATGCAATTCGGAACGCATCAGGACATACTTGGAATGTCAATATTGTTGTCAATGAGTCTGCAAACGCAAAGGCAACCGCATCCGAAGTGATGAATATACTTGAATTAAACGTTGCACAATTAGAGAGGCGGTGGAGATAATGATTGATTTCTTTGAATACAATGACAGAGCATCATTTGAATTCGGTCTGATCGTCACGGGTCTGAGAACTTATGGTGCACCAAACCGCAGAGTCGAGACAGTACACATTCGGGGAAGAAACGGGGACTTGTTGATTGATGAGGGCACTTATGACAACATCATCGTTTCCTATGACATCGCAGTCGTTGAGAATTTCCCTGTCAATGCTCGTGCAATTGCTGAGTGGTTATTGGCAGAGGGTGGTTATCACACCTTGAGAGACTCATACAATCCTGATTATTTCCGTGAGGCGACTTATTTCAATGCAATCGACTTCGATGTCGAGTCCTTAAAACAACAGGGCAAAGGCACAATCAATTTCTATGCAATGCCTCAGAGATATGACGAGGTCGGAAATGCACAGGTTAAAGTGGGAAGTGGCACACTGACATTCACGAACCCTTATGGATTCACCGCAAAACCTCTGATCAAAATGAGAGGCACGGGAACGATAACAGTCGGAGACCTGTCAATCACAGTCCACGAAGTCGCAAGTGTAGAAATAACAATCGACTGCGAGACGATGCAGTGTTACGAGGGCGATACAAATTGCAATTTGATGGTCACAATGACGGATTTCCCTGTCATTCCACCTTATGAGACAGTGACATTCACTATCACCGCACGGAATACTGTGAATACTTCAATTGACCCGAGGTATTGGAGATTGTGATATGATACCTATTTTATTCGAGAAAAACAAAGTCATTTTTGACTATAACGGAATAGGCAGACTGACGGATGCTATTGATTGCCGAGTCACCGAGGAAAGAAACGGGATATTCGACTTAGAAATGATCTATCCGACAGTCGGTGTCCTGTACGAGGAACTGCAAGTCGGAAGAATTATCGTTGTTAAACCGAACAGGACTCAGGACAGACAAGGGTTTGAGATTTACAAAATCACGAAACCATTGAATCAGAGAGTCACTGTTTTAGCACATCACGTATCATACAGAGCATCGTTCATTCCCGTTGCTCCTTTTACTGCAACAGGACTGACAAACACATTCACGGGACTAAACAATAATGCCCTTGAAGGAAACCCGTTCTCATTCGATTCAAACATCACTAACACTGAAACAGTCTATCTTCAAAACAATTTAAAAAATATGAGACAGTGTCTCGGTGGCACTCAAGGTTCGATTTTGGACTTATTCGGTGGTGAATACGAGTGGGACAATTACGACATTTATTTGTGGCAACATCGAGGAACTGACAAGGGAATCGCCTTGAGGTACGCAAAGAACATCACAGACATCAATCAGGAAGAGAGCATCGAAAACACCATCACGGGAGTCATTCCTTATTGGCAGAACAGTGATGCAACAGTGTCATTCTATGGTGATATTCAGTACACTTCGACTGCTAGTCAGTACGCATACCACAGAACACAAATCCTCGATTTATCGAGTGAATTCCAAACCGCACCGACACTCGCAGAACTCAATCAGGCTCGGCAGAATTACATTCTAAGGGCAGAAATCGGCAACCCTGAAAAGAACATTCAGGTGTCGTTTATTGACCTCTCACAGACCACAGAGGGCACTGCAATCCTCGAATCAGTCGACCTCTGCGACATCGTACACGTTATATATGAACCTCTCGGCATCACCTATGATGCGAAAGTCATCAAGACAGTGTGGGATGTCCTGAGGGACAGGTATTCAAGTATCGAAGTGGGAACAGTGAGAAGTACATTCTCCAAGACGATAGCAAGTACAATCGGGGAAATCCACGAATTGCACCTGTCTAATAATCGACTGATCAGCATCACGCAGACAATCAATTATGAACTCGGGGAAGTACAGACAACAGTCGCACGGGTGGGTGGAGACTTGAGAGATTATAAAACCACAGTCTCACACCGATTCGATGGTCTTGAAATCCGAGTTGGAAACATCGAGGGAGACCTCGCAACATACTTCGATTTCACTGAGGAAGGTCTGATCATTGGAAAAGTCGGAAGTGAAACCGACAACATCCGAGGGCGATTCGGCAACACTGCTCTTGACTTCATTGATGAGCACAAAAACAGACTGCGGTGGTTGGATGCCTTTGAGGGTCTCGGTGCATCGCAATTATCAATAGGTACTGCGGACACAGACCAAGATGACAATTATCTCAAGAGGTGGAGAATATTCACCGCACCTGAGGGCACGGATGATGGTGCACACTTACGATTTACAAGGCACACGGAATAAGGGGGATATATGGCAGATTATGTATATTACTCAATAGTGTTAAGAGATGCTAACCCTTATGAATTAGCAAACACAACAGATGCGTTTAATTTTACTATTTCAAAGAGAATTCCTTCACGGGGTAATGTGACAATTACTTGGTCGCTAAACGGGACTACTGTTCAAGTGTTTAGTGGGCGGATGTCAGCAAACAGAGACTTTGCTATTTCTAACACTGACCTTTTAAATGCCTTAAATAATACAGGGCAAGGAACAATGACAATAACAACTGTCTGCACTCAAGAAACAAACAGTGCGACAGTGGTCGTTAATGTGAATCCGACAGTATTCAAAACACAATTCACCGCAAATCCAACAGTGGCAATTCAGTCCACACCTCTTCGGGGATATTTGATTTCAGGATATTCAATTGCAAGGGTTTCATATTCTGCAACCAAAGGAACGGGTGCGAGTCAAATGCTATTTGATTTCTCCGTTGCGTATGGGGTGAGTGGTTCGTTCAATCCATCAAGTGACTCAACATCACAAGACAGTATCAATGGGCACACTGACCTAACAATCAGCAGAAGAGACACGGGCATTGACTTCATCAGCAACATCCAAGTCACGGACTCAAGAGGGCAGAGCACAGACAGAAGGACTGTTTCAACTGCTTGGCAAGGGTACACCTTACCTGAAATTACAGTCGAGGCATTCAGGTGTGATGCACAGGGGAACAGAGATGACTCAGGCGACCACGTTTCGATTATGTTCTCGGGGACTTATTCCTTGACGGGCATCGGAAATGTCGGTCACGTATCACTGACTGTTGGTTCACAGACCTACACAGACCCGAGCACACCGATAATTCTGTCACAGGCACAGAACGTTGCTAAGACATACACCATCATAGCAACAGACACAGTCACCAATTTCGCAAGTGAGACAGTGAGAAAGCCTGTCACTGTGAATATGGCGAAATTTCCTCTTGATCTGTACGATGACGGGCAAGGGCACCTCGGAGCACGGGTGGGAGCAATCGCAGAACCTGACTATTTCACTTGCGGTCTTAAACAGAAGGGCATTTTCTTCTATGGAACTAGTGCAACCGCACGGGCAACCGCACGGAAAGTCTGCAACGATGCTGACCAAACGTTCCAATTATATGAAGGTGTCTTGGTGTTCATCAAATTCACTTATGCAAATGGCAAGGCGAATCCGACACTGAACATCAACGGGACAGGAGCAATTGCAATTAAACGTTATGGAACGACTGCTCCAAGTACCTCACGGGCATCATCTTGGAATGCGGGTTCTGTCGTTGCGTTCATTTACGATGGCACTCAGTATCAGATGGTTGGATGGATTAACACGACATATTCTCTGATAGCAGAGGCAGACATCAAGGACTCTGCACACACGACTGCAAGACTTATTGATGGGCAGAGATTTAGTCAGGGGTTTAATTTCTATTTTCCAACTGCATTCACCAACGCACTGACAAAGTCAACAATTTATTCCGTTTTAGGTGCGAACACAGAAAAGATTGTTCATTTGGGCGGTATGTCTGCATACTCAACCGCACGGAATAAACTTAGAACCAATATACCTATTCCGACAGGAGCAACGATAAGTGTTGCGATTGATTCGACATACACATCGTGGCAAATTGCATCATCAAGTGCAAACCAAACAGTCACAGTCAGCAGTGTTTCAGTGATAGACAATGACATTTCATCAGCAACCATCGAAGTGACACTGTCAAGCAATGCACTGACATCGGATAGGGCATACAATTTCAAAAACGGGCAGATAAAAATGACTTGTTCATAGAAGGGAGAGAAATATGATTGATTGGAACGAAATCGGTGTCATTCCTTTAACGGATGCACGGGGAGTCACTAAACAATTCAACACAGAGACTCACAGAGGACTCGACATTGGATGGTACAAGAACGAACACTGTCCTGTTCTCGCTTGGCAAGATGGGACACTGATTGCAAAGGGTTATTCGGGAGAGTGTGGTTATTGGTGCGTATTAGAGCACAAATACGAAACAGGGAAAAGGTGGGTCGGATATATTCACCTATATAACGCAATATCCTCAGCAATCGGCACTCAATTCAAAATGGGCGACAGAATAGGCAATGCGAAGAGAGGCAACACGGGTTATTCAAACGGGACACACCTTCACATTTATATGACACGCATTGTCCCTTTATATGAAAAATTCGTATGGGATAACAAGGTCAATAAATTAAGTGACTATGCAATTGACCCGTTTCCTCATCTGTATTATGACAAGAAATTCAATACAGAGTGGATTGCTCAGGTATGGAGCAGACCTCTGCCTGAAAGAATCACATATCCGAAACCTGTCAAACGTGATGAGAGCAAACATCAATGCGAGATCAGAAGTGACACAAGACGACTGAGAAACGCACCATCAGGAACAATTTACGATGAAATGTGTCTGAAGGGCATTTATAACGTATATCAGGAACAGGAAAAGGATGGTTATAAGTGGGCACTGATTGACACTATCGACAAGAGAGAATTTTGGGTTGCAGTGATGGATGGCGAGGACTTACCTGTCACCGACTACAAGGCACTTTACGAGGCAGAGAAACAGAAAAACAAACAACTGACCGCACAATTCGAACTCGCACAGAAAAACGCAGAGGAATTGAACAGTGCGTTGTCAGTGGCAAATAAGAAAATCGAGGATGCAATCAACATCCTCAAGAAGTAATGGGGGAAAAGAATTATGAAAATGTCTAATCAATTATACGACATCCTGAAATGGTTATGTCTGATCGTTATGCCTCGGGGTGCTTACGGGTACAGTGCCCTTGCGAAAGTATGGGGTCTCCCGTATGGCACGGAAATCCCTGAGACAATCAACATTGTCGCATTCGTCATTGGTTGTTGTATCGGTGTATCTACATTGAATTACAACAAAGAGAAAGAGGGCGAGGTTGATGGATAACCTGTTATCATCCATCATTGGCGGTCTGCTTTCGGGAATATTTGCAGTCGTAATGGTCATCATTCAGAACAACAAGACGATGGCAATTCTCGAAGAGAGAGACAAGACGATGAAAGAGGAACTGATCAAATTATCAAATAAAGTCGAGGCACATAATAATTTCGGACTGCAATTGGCAAAATTGGAGACCCGAGTCGACTTATTAGAGAAGAGAGTCTGAGTGACTCAAAAAGGGGGAATCACCCCCTTCTTTTTTTTGCCCTATTTTCTCACCATAAATGGTGATACAATATGGGCGAAATTGAACTGTGTGTGTCTGTTCAATTCACTTGTTTTCTTTCTTTCGAGGATGCCCGTTGTCGTTTCCTTTCCGACATACCTGACGGGCATCTTCCTGTCTTGATTTTAGGTAGATTTTAGGTAGACTTTTTATGAGAGAAATCTACCTGAACCGATGCAGACTATGTCATTTAACGCATTTTAAGGCGATTTAAGGGGGTTTTTGACAGTATGAGCAATTATACTGACACATCAAAAACATCCCGTACAGGCTACCAAAACGCACGAAAACCCCGAATATACGGGGTTTTTTCTATGTTCTGAGGTTTTAGGTAGACTTTTAGGTAGACTTTTTCAAAATTTCATCCATTTTGTCAGTGATGATGTCTGTCTCACTTGGGAAGAAATGCGAATATGTGTCAAGTGTCTCTTTCACTGAGGAATGTCCGAGAAATTTCGATATATAGGTAATGGTAGCACCTGAATTGATCAGAGCAGACCGACACGAATGACGGAGAGAATGAATGCGGATATTTGGCAGACTTGGGTCGATAGCAACCGCCCTGTCATAATATCGTTTCTTCTTCGATTGCAGTGTACTGTTCGGAATAGGTCTGTCACAACCAAATACGAACCATTCAGGAGTGAATTGCTCATATCTGACTACTTGGCCATATAATGCGGAAAGTCCGTCACAGGCGGTCTGTGTGAGTCTTATGGTGCGATTTGAGGTGCGAGTCTTAGGCGGTAACAGAACAAATTGTTGTCCCTTCAATTTGGTGTTCACTGTCTTGTTTATCGAGACTGTTCGGGCATCAAAATCAATGTCTTTCCATTGCAACGCAAGGCACTCGCCTGAACGCATCCCTGTCGTGAAAAGGAGAAGGAAGAGGGTATGATACAACGGGTCATCAACGACAGAGAGGAACGTGCTGAATTGATCAGGAGTCCAAAATTCCATTTTATCATCCAATGGTTTGTCTGCCTGTTCGTTGAATTTCTCAAAACGGGAAGGGACTGAGGTGAACACTCCGTGTTTCTTATTGGCATAATTGCAGACTGCGACAGTGTACTCAATGATGCGGTTTCTTCGGTGGTTCTTCATTGGTTGTTCCTGAAGGTAAGACAGGAACGACTCCCATTGACGATTGTTCAATTTATCAATGCGGACTTTTCCGAGGACTTTGCGAGTGTGAGCAAGGCAATTCCTCGTGTTGTTCATTGTGGATGGTTTCGCACCTTGCTTTTCCTTCCGTGCGATGTATTCATCAATCATTTCATCAAAGGTGAACCTCTCAGCAATTGTCTTATTTTGAGACAGTCTGAATTGTGCCTCTGCTTTTTGGCAGTCAGAGAGCAATTTGAATTTCTTGGACTTATACTGTCGTCTCTCACCATTAGGGTCAGTCCAAGACAGATAGAAGAAGTATTTTCTCCCGTCTTTCGTTGGTGTGTCTGTTTTGTATGTTGGCATATTATTTCACCATATTCTTTGCAACCTGAATCACGATTGCGATTTGGTCTTTGTTCAGTAATTTGCAGACACTCAACAATTCGATTTCCTGTTCGTTGAGAATGCTTTTTGTTTGCTCGTCCAATTTCCTGTACATCAGATCAGATGGTTCTAGTCCAAAATATTCACAGAACCCCTGAACATCTTCATTCGATGGTTCACGTTCACCCCGTTCCCATCTGCTTATAGCAGAGAATGACTTTCCAACTATCTGTCCCATTTTTTCCTGTGAAAGGTGATAACACTTTCTCAAATACCTGAGGTTATAACCGAAATAATTATTGTTCATACTTGTTCTCCTTCAATAAAATTATAAAATCACTTTGCAAAAATGTCAAAAAACGTTTGACTTTGACAAAATGGCAAATTATAATGAAAGGGAATACAAGTGAGAGGAGACAAGGTTATGGCACAGTTATTTGGAGAAGAACTCAGAAAGGTTATTATCGCAGACAAGGAGAGAACCCTTGCATCAATTAAGGAAAGGAACGCACGTATTGACAATCTTGAGACCGACTTTGACGATTGCTTTATGTCCATCAAGGGCGATCAGCAGTCACTCGAGAAGTACGAACTCGAATTGAGCATTCTCGATGGTGACGGGACAATGGACTATGATGCAGTCATCGATGAAGAGGGCAACGAAGTCAATGTCAGATATGTCAACACAAGATATGGTGGAGCATTCGTTGGCAAAGGCATATTTGCAAACTCAATCAAGGCACTCCTGAAAAAGACGGGATGGCACACCGAAACAATCAAAGTCCCAATGTGGGTCAAATTCGTTTCATCAGGCAGTGGTCTGTGTGGTGTCTACAACGGGCAGTATCAAATTGTCAGATGGCACACCAATATGGTGACAGGCGAATATGTCGGCTATCCTAATTAGCACCCCTGACGAGTCTTGGAAGATTAAGACGAAACCCCGAAAGGGGTCGGGTGTATTCACCTTACGAAAGGAGCAATCTATGGAAGGAACAATCAATGTTACTGTTGTTTCAAACAACCTGAAATCCGCAAGGGTGAAAAAGGGTCTTTTACAGGATGATGTCGCACGTTTGCTCGGTGTGAGTAGACAGACAGTCTCGAACTTTGAAAGAGACCCGTCAGGAATGACCCTGAACAAATTCATTAGACTAGCAGACATTTATGAATGCCCTGTGTCTTATTTTTTTGGGGTATAGTTTGACAAAATGGCAAATTCAGAATTTATGATTGATGCCCTTGAATTGTCTGATCTGCTCGGCATCACACACCGAGAGGCGAACAGAGTCATCAGGACAGTCAATCAGGAAATGGAAAGGAAAGGGTTCTTGGTTATTAAATCAAGACCACAGAGAGCACCAAGAGTCGAGGTGTTAAAGAGACTCGGAATAGGAGAACAAGAATGAAGAAAGAAGTAATTGAACAGTCAAAGGAAATCCTCTGCTACGTTATGGCAATATTGGGTGCACTGTTAGTCACATATCCAATGTTGTTCGCACTCATCCTGTGGTTATGGGTTGGCAGATGAGGAAGTATTATCAGTACATTTTCGCAGATGGTTATGAAGTGATCTGCGGAAGAATGTCAAAACAAGAATTGCGGTGGGAAGAGTACAAACACGGACAGTGCCTTTCCATCAAGGAATATTAGGAGAAAGGAAATATGGCAGAAAAGAAAGAAAACAAGGAATTAGAAAATGTCCCGTTCAGACGGAGACTCACACTTTTACAGAACGAATTGTATGCACCGAAAAACCAATTCAACAAATTCGGTGGGTACGCATACAGGAACTGCGAGGACATCTACAACGCAGTGAAACCTTTACTCAAGAAGTACGGGATGACACTGACAATGGATGATGAAATAGAAATGCTTGGCGATAGGTTCTATGTGAGAACAAGAGCAATCCTGACGGATGCACTGACAGACTACGAAACAATCTCAGTCACCGCATACGCAAGAGAAGAAGAGACCAAGAAAGGACAGGATGGTTCGCAGATAACAGGTGCATCATCATCCTACGCAAGAAAATACGCACTGAACGGACTGTTCCTGATTGATGATGTCAAGGACAGTGACACAACGAACACAGAGACGAAAGTGCCTTTTAAAAACGATGACATTATGAAGGAGAACAAATATCGTTCTTGGTTAGATGACTTCTTCTATCGTCACCCTGACAGAAAAGTCAAATTTCTGAATTATTACAGAATCAACACATTGGATGAATTGGATGGTGTTCTGACCTTGAAGGAAATCGACAACATCATCAGCAAATTGAGAAAGGGAGAAGAGGAGAACAAGTAAATGGCAAAAAAAATTTTATACGCTGATCGTTATGCACTAAAGGAAGCATTTAAGGATAAGTGTCAAGTATTAGACATTACGAACAAACAGGGTTTAGAAAAGGCAAAAATCTCTCGAAGCACGTGGGATGATATTGGCACTAAAGGGATGACATTAAGAATCCGCACAAGAATGAAAAAATTTATTGGTGAACAGGCAGAAATAATCCCTGATGTTGAGGAAAAACCTAATGAACAGGCAGAAATGTCATTGCCTTTAGAAGATGAGCCGAAAGAAGAGCAAAGGATAACAAGAGACACAAGAGGGACAAAGAAAGACATTTCACGGGTGGAACTCTTGATGTTCTGTCTGTGGTCAAATGCGACAAACGATGATTTCCCGAATTTAGAGAAGAAACCATCACAGACAGATATGATGCGTTTGTTTGATAGAGTGGGTTCTGAGGGTTCATTCAAAAGAATAGCAAGTGAGACTCTTGTATATGATGCGACTAATCTCGCATTAGAAATCACGAAATTGT